CGGCGGGCGTGATGTAGATGTCGCCCTTGTTGTCGATGGTGGTCGTAGCGCCGTCGGCCACAGGGGAGGCAGGGGACCAGCGAATGTTCCCCTGCGCATCCTTGTAGCCCCAGTGCTGCATCATGCGCCCGCCGACATTGTAATTGAGTTCCTGCCCGGCGAGGCGTGGGGCGGCGTTCGGATCGTTGGCGTCCTTCACGTAGACGGCGTGGGTAGCCACCATCGCGAGCACGGCCTTGCCGTCGCGGCCGGGGACCATGACGGCCTGTGCGCCCGGAGGCACGGCGCCCGCCGGGACGATACCCAGCGCCCCCTGCCCAGTCGGGTCGAACTGCCCGTTCTTGTCCACTGGAGCGTAAGCCCATGCGGTAGGATTGGCCGCCATCTCAGCGGAGAGTTGCGCGTAGGTACTCAGCGTACCGGCCATGTTCGGGTCCACGCCTTGCCGACCGAGCATCGAGGAGCCGAATGACGGCGCATCGCCTGCGTCCTGCCCGATGAGGCGGGCCGCGTCAGCCTCCAGCATGGTCTTGGTCCCGGCGTCAATGCCGGGCTGGCTCGCCATGCCGGTGATGGCGGCGCTGAACCGCGCCGATGCCGCCTGAATGTCCATCTGCGAGGCGGTCGGGTCATTGAACACTTTGAGAAACGCGTTCTCCGCCACGGAGTAGGACTCAGCGACCGGCCAGACCTTCAGGTTCTGCCCCCACTGGGACATGGCTGCCATACCCTGCGCCGCACTCGCGTACGCGGACACGAAGCCCGCCTTCTGCGCGCGGTCGGCGATCAGGTCGTACCCCTGCGTGGCCGACTTGATGTGCTGATTGAAATAGCCCTCGGTGAGGTTGCCGTCCCACTGCGGATCGCCCTTGTGGATCACATCGAGTAGCACCCGGTAAGAGTCCGGGTTGGCCTTCACGTCGTCTGTGAGCATCTTCAGCAGTTCGTCGCCGTTGCCGGTGATCGACAGGCCGGTCTTCTTCGACAGGTCGGTGAGCGCCGCCGTCATGGCATCGCCGATTGCAATGTCCCGGGCAGTCGTGGTGGTCACGAACTTGTTGAACGCCTCCGTCCGGGCGCGCTCGCCGTTGGCCCGGCTCTTCGCCTTGGCGCTCTCGATCAACTGCGCCGCGTCCTTCTGGAGGGTGCGGTAGAACTCGCTGTTGCGGGGCACCTTCTTCGCCCAGCGAAGGAAGAACCCGGCGTACTCCATGTCGGACATCTTGCCCTGAACGTGCAGCACGTCGGCCTTCGACTGCTCGATGCCGTACTGCAACTGCATGACGTTGTTCTTCGCCTCCTCGTAGTTGGGGTCGTTGGGATCGAGGTCCTTCATCTCGCCGCGCCAGAACGCGAGCACCATGTCGTCAGTGGCCTTCTTGCCCTCGAACGTGCCGCCATTGCGCCACGCGTCCATGATGTTTGACTGGCGCTTGGCGACGTACTCACGCGCGAGCGCAATGATCTGACCGGAAACGTTGGGGGCGACTCGGGGTTGGAGGCCGAACGAGCCTCGACGGCTGCGGGCCATGACTACCTACGCCCGTACTTCGTGTTGTTCAGGATGCGGCCCGAGAGTTTGCCACCTTGGATCATGCTCTGGACCTGCGTCCCCTGCGGACCCTGAGCCGAGGCGCCCTGCGGACCCTGAGCGAATGGGCTACCCCCGGCGCCCTCAACGGAGGGCATCATTCCCTGATCCCCGCCAAGTTGCGAGGCAAGGCCATTCTCGGGGGTACCCATTCCGAGGGCATCCTGTAGGGCTGCGGCGCCGGAAGCCTGTTGGCCCTGAGCCTGCTCGGCGGCTCCCTGCGGCATCTGCTGCGATGCTGCATTGAGTGCAGCCATCAACTGGACCATCAGGTTCACCCGGTCGGGCCAGAGGGTGGCATCGGTGGACTCGCGGCGGATGACGTTCTGCTCCTGCTCGGGGTCATCCACGCCGACGGCGTCCATGCCACGAACCTGCGACCACAGTTTCGCATTGACGAGGTTGGCTGCGCGGGTAGCGGTCTCCATCTCGTCACGCGGCGACAGAGACGGGTCGATGATGTCGAGTTTGGGCATGCCGCTAGCCAAGACTCGCTTCATGAGTTTGCCGCCCTCGCCGCCCATGTACGACCAGACCTTGCAGACCATCTCCCACGTATTGCGGTCCCAGTCGTAGAACAGGAGCCGTGGCATTGCAATCCGCAACTCGAAGTTGGCGAGGAGGGCGTTGATGGCCTTGCTGGAGTTCAGGACCGCGCTCGGGGCGAGGCCCAGCAGCAGGTCATTGAGGCCGGAGATGATCGCCATTTCCCGGTCGAGCCGACCGAGGAACTGCTCCAATTGAAATTCGGCAACGAACGGCGCGATGGACTCGAAGCGGTTGCCGGGGCCGGGGCTGACGGTCTGGTTCAGGATCGGCTTGACGCTCGCGAGGCCGCGTGCGGGGGCATTCTCGCCGGTCAACTGCCAGTAGTCGCCAGCCGTGGCCTTCTGGATCATCTGCGCCCCGGCAGTGATCCGGGTCATCTTCTCGCGGATCAACTGCTCCATGTCGTGGAGGGCCGAACGACCAGTGGGGGTGCCCGGGACGAACGTGTTGAAGAGCGGCACGTAGGGGATGTCGCCCTTGTAGTAGTCGTACTTCTCGTCACGCACGACCTCGTTGCCAACGACGATGCAGTTCCATGTCTCCATCGACGCCTGCTGGCCCTTCTTCCCGGGCTTGCCAACCTTGCGATACCAGTAGTCCCAGACTTCGACACGGGCTGGACCCCAGTTCAGTTCGAGGCGTGGAATGTCGGCCCCCTGCGCCGTTGAGGATGTGCCCATGACCCACGGGATGATGGTGCCGTCCTGAAGCGACTTGGCCGAGACCTCTACGCTGTACCGCTCCATGACGGCGAGCGGGTCCATGAGCACGACCTGCGCGGCCCACTCCAGAGCATTGTAATTGTCATCCTTGAAACCGAGGTACAGGTTCCTAGGATTGATGATCACCTCGGCGCACGGGTAGCCCTTCTTCTTGTCGGCGTAAACGAAGGCAGCCGTCCGACCGTAGAGACCCTTGACGACCGCCGCCTTGTGCCGCCGCATCTGCCACTGCTCGTCCACCTTCCACGACTCGCGGATGCGCTCCAGCGAGTTCGCGTCGTCACGCCCTTGCTCACTGTCCTCAATGGCGACCATGTTCTCGATGGGCTCGACGGCCTGTAGGGCGGCCGGAACCTCGACGTACACCTGCGGATTGTTGACCGAAACGTGAGACCGGCCGTCCACCCGGAGGTTCGGATCATCAGCCCACAGGTCGGCGCCGAACGCAGTGAAGGTGGTGGTGTAGAACAGTTCGTCGTTGCGACGGCACTCGTCAGCAAACACGTCATGCTCCGGCTTGATAGCCGTAATACGTTGCTGGAGGCGCCGCTGAAGAGCCATGTCGGGGTCATCACCGACTTGGATCGCAGTGTCCAGCGTGAGGTCGGCGTATTTGAGGTTCATTCAGTCGCGGCTCACGGTGCTCTGAGTCTACGTCGGTCGAGGAAAGGACGCAACTGTCGTCTGACCCGGTCCGTCCCCGATGTCGTATCCGCCCATCAGCACCTCGGCGGCCGTGCGCAGACGGTTCTGCTCGGGGTCTCCGTAGACAAAGCGTGACGAGGGCGTCTCGCCGGGGACCGGCAGCGAGCGAACGAGTTTGACGATGATGGCAAGGCACATCACGAGGTCCTGCTCGATCTTCCGATCCGCCAATTTGTAATTGAGGCACTGGCGCTGGACCTCTTGCCAGTAGCCCGACGACGGGAGTTGGATGCGGCCCTCATCGAACGCCGTCCGCAGGTCGGACAGAAGTTGCCGCTTGGTCTTCACCACGCCGCCGAACTCGATGGTCCGAACAACGGGGATGGCCTCCTCCAGCAGTTCCTTGAACATGTGCCCGCCGAGCGCCGTGTGGTCCACGCCGGTCTCGATTTCGGAGCCACCGGCCGCGTAGCGCGCGTGGTCCCGGGCTCCGAGCGCCACGATGCCACGCGTCGTCTGCTTGCCCTCCTGCCGGTCGAGGCTCACGCCAACGATGTTCCCCCGCCGGTCTACCTCGCAGACCAGCGACCAGCACTTGTCGTTCAGACCGGGGTCGAGCGCGTGGGCGTAGACGTGACCCTTGCCCTGCGGCTCTTGCGCCTCTGGCAGGTCGTCCTTGAACGCGCCGCGCACCGACAGCGAGTTGAACCAGACGCCCATCGCTTGGATGAAGTACCCGTCGATGTTCTGGTCGATCCACGCCTGCGGCTGGTGAAGGATCAGGGCGTCAAAGGACTCCCGGTCGATGCCGTAGCCGATGTTGTCGCGGGTGCTCATGCGCATGGAGTACCGGCGCGGATCGCAGAACGGGTCCTCGGGGTCGCCCGTGTACCAGAGTTCCTCATACTCAGTGCTCGTGTCGGCGGAGGGGGTCGAGATGAGGACGAACTGCCCGCCGGTCGAGAGTCGCCGGGCGTGCATGACCTCCTCCAGTAGGTAGCGCAGGGTCGGCGCCTCCTGAAGGCCCGCCTCGTCAAATGACAATCCGTGCATGTTCTGGCCGATGGCCGACAGCGCCTTGGCCTTGGTAGACCGGAAGTGAACCTGCGCCCCGCCCAGTTCTGGGGCGAAGACGATCCACGCGTACTCGCCGCGCTCCTTGGCGCCCTTCGTCCACTCGACGCCGTCCGACTGGGTGGCCTTGGCGATCTTCTCAGCCCCGCCAATTGCAATGGCCCACGGGCACCCGGCCTTCTGGGCTTCGTGAACGCCGCCCAGCAACTTGACAATCTCGTTGAAGACCTGCTCCGCCGGAGCCTGCTCCACGGCAAAGTGCCACCAGTGGTAGGGCAGAGCGCCGAACCGCTGCAACTCTGCCTGTGAGGCGCCCGCCTTGGGCGGCTCCAGCCCGATGCGGTAGACACACGAGTGCAGGATGATAACCGACAAAGCCAGCGTCTTTCCCGCACGGTTCCCGGCGGCCACCATGATCCAGTAGTAGAAGGCCCGCCACCGGCTGTCGGTGCGCTTGATGTACGCCTCCATCATCCGCTTCTGGCCGGGATGCAGCCGGACGCCGAGGAAAATCCACGCGAAGCGGATCGGGTCCCAGCGGCACCGCTCCCACTCCTTCAGCCAATCAGTCATCGTCGCCCTCGGTCAGCAGGGGGACGGACATGCCGCCCACCAGCGCCCTCGGCGCGAGCCCGGCGTTGGTCATGGCCTCGAACAGCCCCAACTTCAGGTCGCCCTGCGCCTTGTCGCGCTTGTCGGCGAGCCCCTGCGTCTTCAGGATCGAGCCGATGGCTGCCTGCATGTCCTTGCCGAGCACATCGTAGAACTCGGACCAGTCCACCATCGGGAACGGCATCCCGTTGGCGTCGGTCAGACCATCACGCTCCTTGTTCATGGCGTCGGCTCGCTCCTTCGCCATCTGGATGCGCCGCTCAACCTCGTCCAACTGCATCTGCTGGAGGCGGATCACCCGTTCGCGGGCAGGAAGAAGCGGGACGAGTTCGATTTCACGATGCTCGCCGCCCGACGTGTGCTCCTTCAGGTGCTTGATGATGGTGGCTGTGCCGGGGCTGCCACCAAACGCATCGGACAGGGCGGTCGCCGTCATGCCATCGTTCCAGCCAAGTTCGATCAGGCGCCTACGGTCGGTGCTCTTGCAGACGGCGCAGCGCATTGAAATAGTCATGCGTGGTCCAGAATGGCATTGACGACGCCATCTCGCAAGTTGTGGGGTCGGATGACCACGGCGGGGATGCCGCACATGTTGAGCAGTTGCAGGTATTCCAATTGGCCGGGCTGGAACTCGCCCTCCTCGCGCTTGACCTCGATGGCGAGCGCCCGCCGCTGGCGAGGATGCAGCATGAACAGATCAGGGAACGACTCAGCGGTAGACACGAAGATCGGCTTCCCGGCCGCGTCGAACGCCGCGATGCCCTTGCCGACGTGCTTCACGACCCATCCACGGCTCTTTGCCCGCGCAACGACCCTCCGCTGGAGCACCTTCTCGCTCATCTTGCGGTCAAGACACTGATCCGGGGTGATCGTGCGGTGTTTGACCCCGCAATGGGGGCAGAACGCACTAGCCTCGGCGTGAAACGCCTCTTTGGCGGCCTTCGGGTCTCGTTTCACCATGTCAACCGACCGCCGGAGGCCAAATTCGGTCGCATCGTGTAGCACATTGTCATTCATCGTCGTCCTGAACGTCCGTCATGTTCTTCAGCCGGAGGCCAAGGTAGAAA